CGGACAAAGGTAGTAGTCATTGGCTTGGATGGATGCGAAAGGCATTTGGATTCCAGCCACTTCGAGAATTAATTATTCATCAACATATTATTAAAGGAGCATAAAATGCCTAGAGGATCATCAGTATCTGAACTACAAAAGAAAAGAAAGAAGAACGCCGACAAAGTTAAGAATCTTGGCGGAACTAAAAAATACGTTCAGAACAGAAACAACACACAAGGTGGTGGAGGCGGTACCTCAACACCATCAACAAAGGGTAAAACTAAAGCCCAATTAATGGCTATTAAAAACAAAAAGAAATACGGTGGTACAGCTAAAGCAGCAGCAGCAAATAAAATTGCTATGAAGCTAAAGATTAAAAAGAAAAACAAAAAGTAAAGACTAATGGCGATAGATACAATAATCGCTAGGGCTCTTGGCGGAGGTAAACTTGCTAAAACCCAATACGTAAAGTCTGCACTGAGCAAACAAGGTATGCGTAAGAATTTAAAAGCTTACGGATATAGAGCACGTGAACTAAATCCTGAGATTACACCTAAACAAATAACGCAACAGTATGATGCAGAGTTTGGGAAAGGAGCACGTACTTGGCAAGGTGAAGAGCAAATGTTTGTTAGTGGGGGTTCTACTCCTACTAAACAGACTGACATTTCTTTAGAAGGTCAAAGACCATTACAACTACAAGATCAATCAAAAAATGCAGCGCGTAAACGTGCTAATCAGGCAAATAGAAACAAAGTAGGATTTACTTCTCCTAAAGAAAGAGAAAACTACGCAAGACTACAAGCCATAGTTAAAAACGAAAACGAAGCAACAAAAGCTGCTGGTGGTAATTTTGTAGCAAGTATTGAACATGATATAGCAATTATGGGTGGTAAGCAATGGTGGAAAAGAGTCGGACCACGGGCTAATGATAATGCAAATTTATTTATAGCTAGAGACCACTTTGCTAGAGAATATAAAAATAACTTTGAATATTGGTTTTATAACTGGATTAGAAAAAAAGGCAACAATGTTGTTGTCAAAACAGATAGATCTAATATGAAAGATTTAATTTTGTTAGAAGTTTCTACAGGTAAAGAACTAGGTGTTATCCCAATGCCTAAAGGCTACACATCAGGCGTTAGCGCGGACCTCAAGAAGCTTACTGAGCAACTTATTAACAAATCTACATGACAGACGTTTTAACGTCCTTACAGGGCGATTTCAAGCTGTTTCTGCAAGCTTTGTGGGACCAGCTTGACTTGCCTTCACCTACGAGGGCGCAATATGCCATTGCAGACTACTTACAACACGGACCAAAACGACTACAGATTCAAGCCTTCCGAGGAGTCGGAAAATCTTGGATTACTGGAGCCTTCGTGTTATGGACTCTGTTCAATGACCCAGAAAAGAAAATAATGATAATTTCTGCTTCTAAGGAGAGAGCAGACAACATGAGTATCTTCTTACAGAAACTAATTATCGAAACACCATGGCTAAGTCACCTACAACCAAAGAGCGACGACGCGAGATGGTCAAGAATTTCCTTCGACGTTCTATGCTCACCTCATCAGGCACCATCAGTCAAAAGTGTTGGTATTACTGGTCAGTTAACGGGAAGTCGTGCAGACTTAATGATTCTGGACGACATAGAAGTACCGGGAAACAGCATGACGGAGTTGATGCGTGAAAAACTTCTTCAACTCTGCACAGAGGCAGAATCCATCCTTACGCCGAAAAGCGATAGCCGTATTATGTATCTCGGGACTCCTCAGACTACTTTTACTGTTTATCGTAAGCTGGCAGAGCGGAATTATAGACCGTTTGTTTGGACCGCACGATACCCAAGAAATAACTCACAGTACGAAGGTAAAATAGCACCACAACTACAGGCAGATATAGATAACGGGGTAGAACCGTGGAAACCTACAGATGACAGATTTACAGAAGATGACCTCATTGAAAGAGAAGCGTCCATGGGACGTAGTAACTTTATGCTTCAGTTCATGCTGGATACAAGTCTTAGCGATGCTGAGAAGTTTCCTCTCAAAATGGCTGACCTTATCGTTACTAGCGTTAATCCTACTAAAGGACCCGACAACATCGTTTGGTGCTCAGACCCCAGAAACGTACTTAAAGATCTTCCCACAGTGGGACTGCCGGGAGACTACTTCTACTCTCCTATGCAAATACAAGGGGAATGGACAGACTACCAAGAAACCATCTGCTCAGTCGACCCCTCCGGACGTGGAGCTGACGAAACCGCAGCTACCTTCATCTCGCAGAAGAATGGCTTTCTCTATGTACACGAAATGTGTGCCTACCGGGATGGGTATTCCGACAAAACCTTGTTGGACATACTAAGAACCTGTAAAAAATACAATGTAACTACACTGTTAATCGAATCTAACTTCGGTGACGGTATAGTAGCTGAGCTATTTAAGAAACACTTACAACAAACACGACAACGTATATTAGTAGAGGAAGTTAGAGCTAATGTTAGAAAAGAAGACAGGATTATTGATACTCTCGAGCCTATTCTTAACCAGCACCGTCTTGTTATTAACCGTTCTGTCATCGACTGGGATTATAACTCCAACAGAGAAGCTCCTCCAGAAGAAAGGCTTTTATACATGCTGTTCTATCAAATGAGCCGTATGTGTAGAGAAAAGTTTGCTGTTAAACATGATGATAGGTTAGACTCGCTTGCACAAGGCGTAAAATACTTTATAGATGCTTTCGGAGTCTCTGCACGGGAACAGATCAAGCTAAGAAAGAGAGAAGAGTGGGATGATATGCTAGAAGCCTTTGCTGAAGACCCTGAAGCTGCTACTAATCACTTAGTATTAGGTATGTCTGTAGATCAACGTAGAGAGGCTAGAGGTAAAGCTGGTGGTAAAGGAGCACCAACATGGACATAAAAGATAACTATCTAACAGTAGATCAGTATCAATATCTATGGAATCTTGTTAAAAATACTAAATTTAAGTACGAACATAAAGACAATGTGGTAATATCTGAACTAGATGATACCGCATTTACTTTCTTTCCTACACAAATAAACGGTCAAAAGCTATTTAGAAATCAGATAAACTGCTTTTTACCCGGATTACCTACACAATTTCACATAGATCATCTGAGTAAAGATGCTATAACACTAATCTATTATCTTAATCCTACCTATGAATTAGACGAAGGTGGGTGTACAGAGTTGTTAATTGATGGTGAAATAGCTGGTATAAGACCTATAAATAACAGAGCGTTAATATTTAATTCCACCATTTTACATAGAGGCGTGACATACAAGTCACACACTAGGTTTACGATAGGATTGTTATATGCAAACTAACGATAGCCACCTATTAGGGGAGAGAAGGGTGGACTCTCCCTCCTAACACTGTTAGCTGGATATACTTTTTGTATATCACCTCTACCTACTTTAGTTAACTATGGAAAACAAATTACACATATCCCATTTTAAAGAGTTATATAAGAGTCTGAAAACTCCTTTCCCACCCATTAACTGGTTAATACTTGGAATGTTAGTTGGATTAGAACAAAGATGGGTTAATTTAAAGGCACAGCAAACCATTGACGTGGCAGTCGAGGATTACCATGACAAAATGGACGAACTAGACGAGAAAGTCTACAAAGCTGTAGTCGAAGAAACAGAAGACGGCTTTACTATCGGGTATTTCCCGGAGGAGGCTGATGACAAATAGATATCCAACGCTAGTAATAGATAACTTTTTTAGTAATCCGTTACACATGCGTTATGCTATGCAGAACTGTGAATATAACGTAATTGAAGATCTTTATCCCGGTAAAAGGACAGATAACCTACAATTTATAGATTCAGATCTACATAAATTCTTAAAAACAAAGATATTAAGCGTATTTCACGAACAATGGCACCTTGCTCTTACCAGTTTTAACATGAGCATAGCGTTTGAGATACTTACTCCCTATAAAGAAAAAGACGATATTCGTAATGCCGGTATAGTCCGTGCTGAAGCTCCTTCTGAGTTTAACGGGGTTATTTTCTTAGACGAAGAGCCTGACCCAGACGCTGGTATCAGTTTATATACAAAAACAGGTGAATATGCAAAAATGCCTGATGGCATGATTGACGAGTACGAGAAGTTATATTCAGGTAAAGAAGTAGATATGGATAAGTTTCAGAAAGACTACGATAAACTAATGAGTTATTACACAGAAAGTATAACCATTAAACCTAAATACAACAGATTAGTAATGTTTGATGGGACTTCGTTTACTAGATGTCCTAATTTTGGTAATCAAACTAGACATACTATGGTCTTTGGCTGTGGTATTTCTCCTAATGCAAATACTCTTTACCATCCCCCAGCACCCTTACATAGAGTTATATGAAGCTATTCTTAGATACAGCGATCATAGAAGAAATTGACTCCAGACTAAGTTCTGGGGTTATATCTGGGGTAACCACCAACCCTACGCTGATTAAAAAGAGTGGAAAAGACCCAGACGACATATATGCCGACTTAATTAACGATATTGGCGTTAAAGACCTGTCAATAGAGGTAAACGGACAGTTTGCTGACCAACTAATAGAGAATGGTATTAAATATGGCAAGTTATGGGCAAATGAAGCAACAATTAAACTACCCTGCACACCGGAGGGTATAAAGGCTTGTAAGACGCTTAGTTTTATGGGCATACGAACCAACATGACGTTGGTGTTTAGCGTGTCACAGGCGATTCTATGCGCGTTAGCAGGCGCATCCTACG